TAAAAACATTGTACCGTAAAAGGACTGTTATATGGCCTTTTTACTTTTACACAATTATACGGACTTTATCTCTTCTTCCAACTCTAATAACTTAAATATTATTTGATTAAAAATTTCTCGTGACTCTTGAGTAGTGTCTTGATAATCTAATCTAATAAATTGAGCTAACTCTACTGGTAATCTCTCTACTTTTGTTTTAGGTACTTTGAAGAAATCTTGTTGATCAATTGCTTGTTTAAGTTTAGGAAACCAATTGTAAAGTGAGTTTTTATTATCACAAAACTCTTCATACAATTCATCATCTAATGAAGCAACTGATTTCATTCTGGAAGATAAATGATAGAACTTTTCTTCTCCTGTATTTTTATATCGCTCTTCCATCTCTCTCATCATTTCTCTAAATTCTGCGTCCATACCATACTGTTGCGATGTTCCTCTTGCAAATTGGATCGGCATTTCTTTTAGTAATGAATGTTGTTGCTTTAGTTCTTTTTGATTTTCAGATTGAAATAGCTGCAATTCTTGTTTTGTAGGATAATAGCCCACTTTAACCGCCTCCTTTTCTTAACTACGTTTATTATATTTTATTTCTTTTTAGACTTCAATACTTTTTTGATTTTTTATAATTTATTTTTAATACCTATATTCACCTCCATTTATTGATTTTATATTCTGCATATTATACAATTGTATAGGCTTTTCTCCTCTCGCATTTTATCCTCTTTTATTGTGTAGTTACTATTAAAAGTACATATAATGTGAGGCTTGCTCTGACTGATAACTTAACTGTTCTCAGTCTTTTTTATTTTGCTACTTTGACCTTTTTATCTGAATAATGTTTTCTTAAATTCCATTCATATTCTTCAATGGTATTATCCAAGTGCATTAAATAGATATTACTATTTTCAAATAATTCAACGATTTGCTCTAGATTTTCTAAAGAATTTTCATGAACTGGACTATTATTTAATGAGAAATCAAGATAAATGCTACTTACATTTTTATAAATCATACTAATAAACATTTCTTTTAAGTCGTCATAATTGTTTATATCACCAGAATAAATCAATTGACGATCATTCTCTGTTTCTTCTAATACAACCGCAAATGCTTTCAATGTATCTACATGATTTACTTCATAAAATGTTATATTAATAATCTCATCTATATCTAAAGTATTATTATGATGGCTATGTATATTAAACATCTCATTGGTAACTCCACTAGCTAATAAGATTGTGATAAGTGAACTCTCAATTTCTTTGGCACAAAAGATATCCAATTTATTTCCTAAAGCAAAGTAACTGTATTCTACAAATGTACCGACACTACCAATGTGATCGGTATGTGTATGAGTAATGATTAAATTAATAGTTTTGCTTAAATCTAATTTTCTTCTTAGAATTTCATTAAATACTGTTGATCCACAGTCAATAATGTAGATACTATCGTCACTTTCAAAATACCCTGATGTGTTACCATACTCAACTGAGTTAAAAGCTGAGCCGAAACCTAACATTTCTAATTTAAAATCTTCCATAGTAATTTACCTCTTCTTTATAGTATCTTGTTGATTAGTAATTCTATAATTAGTATAAAGTAAACTTCTATAAAATACAATATGTTTTTATATTTTATTTCTTAATAAAAAAAAGAGTGGTTTCCCCACTCTCTAAACTTTTAGACTATTAAATTCCGTATTTGAAGACTACTTTATTCAAAAAGTTAAATTATTAAAATGGTAACTCATCTTCACATAAATAATTCTCAACATGATCCTTTGCGTCACTAATTGAGTATTCTTCAATCATTAATTGAGGAGTATTCATCCCTCTAAATGAGTTTACACTCGCTGTGCAAATCAAGTCAAAGTACATAATATCTGGTGCAGTAACGATTTCATTCTTTTGTTCTTCTTTAAGGAAAAACTTAACACAATCAATTCCATTGACATTAATTTTCAGTGTATTACCAGTTTTACCAATTAATTTTATATTTTCTTTTCTAACTAAAATATTTTTTAAATGAATTAATGGTTCATCAATTCCATTACACCACATATCTTTATTGTTAGCTAAGGTATGAATAATATTGCTATCTAAGTTATTTGTCCATTGAAAGTCCGCTTCATACTCAATATCAGATAAGTTAACATCTATAAGTTCACTTTCAATAGCTTTTAAAACTTCTAAAGCGTCTGATACATGAAACTCTACACCAAAAGCATTGGCATGGCCTTTACAAGTGAATAAACCTGTATCAGTTAACATTTTATTTAAATCTGGAATAGGACTATTATTTATATTACGACCTGAACCTTTAAAGTATTCCCCTATTCTTTTAACCATTAGCACTGGTCTACCATATTCTCTAGCTAATTTCATAGCAATTAAACCATTTAAACCATTATTTTCAACAATACCAGTTGAATTAACAATTAAGATTTTATGCTTATCTGATCCTTTTTCTTTAATGCGTTCTTTAATCTTATCTAATACTTCATTTTCTTGTTTCTTTTGTCTACGTTTAACTGCCATAGCACGTAGATAGGCTTCTTCACTTATATGTAAGTCCATTTTCTTACGTTTATTATGTATAGTATAATCAAATTCGCACATACCATGAATTACTTGTGTTAACTCATCTTGTGTTCCCATTCTAAATACTGCATTGATTGTTGGTGCTACATTGAAACCAATATCTTTAGCATTTAAATCGACACCTTGCTCAAGATTACTACTTTTATTAATAATCATTTTTAACATTAAACTATCAATATTTTCTTTTCTTAAACCATCTCTCATCATATAGTATGCACCTAAATCATGAGCAAAGTTTGCCCTATCCGCAACTAAACCAATTGCAGCTAAGTCTTTTAAGTTTACTGTTAAATCTGTTCCTAAAAGCTCACAATAAGCTACACAGAATAAATATGTCATTGCTGAACCAGTTAAAGCTTTGTTTTCAAATTCATCACTTAATTGGTTGTTTATAATAATAGCTTTACTATCTTTGTTTTTTGGTGCTAAGTGATGATCAATAACTAATGTATTAATACCTTTATTATATAATTCTTCGTGTTGCTCAAAGTCTGAAGACGCTGAGTCTGGAGTAATCAATATATCCCCACTTGTCATTCCATGTTCTAATACTCTTTCAATATTAATACCATGAGACTTATTTAGTGGAGGAATAACAATAATACGCTCTTTATCAAATTGTAACTGTTTAGTTAAGAATTTATACATTATTGAGCCACTAGCTAAACCATCTTGGTCAGCGTCAATTAATATACCAATCTTAGCATTGTCATCATCAATCTTACTCTTTAACGATTTAACGCCTTCTTCAATATCTTCTAATTTCTTCCAATCTGGTTGCAATTCTTCAGTTGGGCTTATATATTTCTCATAATCTTCTTCCTTAATACCTCTATTAGATAAAATATACTCAAGAGGATCAAGGTTCGGAGTATACTCTCCTTTAAGCTTTACTTTCATTACTAGTCCTCATTTCTAATTTGTTTTAAAGTTAAAATATGTTTATCCACTTTCATCATCTCTTCTAATTCACTCTTAGTAGCGTCTAAAGGACTATCTTTATAATTCAAGACACTGTTAGTATCTGTTAGATGATAAGTTTGAATATAGGGAGCAAAAAGCTTTCCTATTTTCTTAACTTTCTTCATATACTCATCGAACTCTGGTGTATCTACTTGCATATATTCTTTATCAATAGCAATAATCACTTCTTCAATACCAAGATTTAATAATAATTCGGCTTGATATTTACTCATGTTACTGCCACAAATAGCTACAACAAAATTATCCTCTCCATAAAAAGTATCAGAAAATAGGCAAGATTTTTCTCCTTCTACAATCATTGCTTTCTTTCGTTGAATGATTGCTTCTTTATTTTGATATAAACCATATAAAGCATATCCTAAGGGATGGTTATAACCTGTATCATTTATATAAGTTGGTATGTATTTTGCTTTTTTAACGAATTCTTTATCCCAATTTCGACTTCTTATTCCAATAAGATTACCCTCATGATCGTGATGAGGGATAACCGTTTGAAACATTTCTGGGTAGAATTTTATTTGATATTTTTCCATTGTTTCTAAACTTATCCCAGCTTGATACCAAGCTTTAGGATAAATTTCATCAAAATATGTAAGTATTCTTTCATTATGTATCTTCAATTGAGGTTGTACTTTTTCTTTTTTCTGTATTTTGTTCAACCAGTCCCAATCATGTATCTTTTTAACACTCTTTTGTATACCTTTAACCTTGCTAGTCAGATTAATGTTAATTTCAAGTATTTTTCCTAAAGTTGTAATACAATCAATAAATGAATGAGCTTTCCCTTCCATTTTTAACCGCTTCTCTATTAGTGTGAATACATCGAATGATCCACAACCTGTATAACAGTGAAACAATTGAGTTTCTGGATAATAGTACAATTTATGTGAACCACCTGTTTTATTGTGACAGATAGTTTCGGCTATTATTTCACCATTTTTCCCTTCAGTTCCTTCTGCGTTATAATACGCTAATACTTTTTCGATATCATGATTAGTTAGTGATGATTTGAATTTATCTTTATCAAACATGATAACCACCTTCTAACTAAAATGGTAATGCTTCTTCTACTTTTAACTCTCGCTCTGGAACATTTAATAACTCATCGTTATCATTAGTCATGAATAAATCTTCCATTCGCATTGTGTCAAAATCTATGTATAAATATAATTTTCCTTTAAACTTAGAATGTCGGTTTTTGTATATGTGCCAAATCATATTAGGTTTCTTCTTAATACCTTTAGCTAAGAATTTTTCTATTACCTTATCGTCTTCTTTAGTTGGTCTAGTCATAATACAAGCCTTTGTAAATTTATCGGCCATATTCTTTGCACCACGTAAAACGTTTTGGTCAAGTTTCTTACTATGTTGAATTTCTCCACTAACTTGAGTAGACGTAGACAAATGGAAATTATATTCTTTTGCTAATTCCGCCAAACCAGCAGCAAAGATACCTAAAATCATATCTTCACGAGTAGTCATTCCTCTTGTTTTACTAGCGATGTCCATCATAATTTGGAAGTTCAAGTGAATATAATCAAAGAATACATAATCAACATCATACTGTAATGCATACTTTTTAATGATAGTGTTGATTGTGGTAGGATCAAACTTAGGTACATATTCAATATAGAATGTTTGGCACTCGTTTAAGTCCTTAATAGACTGCTCAACAATTCCAACTTCTTCATTCGTTAAATCAAAATCACGAATTCTCTCTTCTTTTACACCAGATATATAAGCCCATATTGTCGGTTCTAGCTCATCTTGTTCCATCTCTGTTGTTATGTATAATACTTTCTCAGCTTTACCTTTATCTTCCCACTGTTCAGTTTCCCAGTTATACCAACGATTAATAGCTAAATCAGTTGCTTCTCCTAAAGATGTTCTTGATTTAAATGTATTGGTAGCAGCTGAACGTAACATAGAAGCACCTAATAGATTACCTCTAAAAATACTATTTTGAAGTTTTCCACAGGTTGTTACACCATATTGAGCAGCATTTTTAAACGAGTGGAATAAATCAATACCATTTTCACCAGCAAAACCTCCATCAGTTTCATAACCGATTTTAAATTTACTAGCAAAATCATTCACTATTCTTTCATAGTGATCAATAATGTCATCAACTGACATCTTTTCAAATCTCATTTGGAATGCCTCATTCTCTTCTCTATTGTCTGAGACTTCATATACACCTTCTAACGAGAAACCTTTGTCTACTACATCTCTAAGTAATGAAAACTTTCTTATTCTTGAAGCGTAACGATGGTATGAGTCAGTGTTAGCTAACGTCTCTTCTATACTGTATAAGAAATCAATACCATCATTCTCATTGTAAATTTCGTATAAGTTATCATAATGACTTAAAAACTCATCTATATTTGCTGGAGTAATTGTAGTTAGTCCATCTTGATATAAATTATAAATTGCAGCAAAGATAACTTGGTAAAACTTGGTTTCACCTTTTATGTAAAAATCACTTCTATCTAACTTGATAGAATTACTTTCTAATAATTCTGGCTCTTTCATTAAACAAGCTAATGCACTACATATAGCTTTGGTTGGAAACAAGTTCATATTTTCATATCCACCACTTTCTTAGATTTCTAACATATTGATCGTTTTATGTTTTCTACGTTTGTTTTCTTTTGTCTTTTTAATTGTTACGACTTTAGTTTCTGTTTCTTCTATTTCTTTATGTTGTTTTTCTATTCGTTTTAAATTCTTATAAAAGTCTGAGGCCTCATCATACACATATGGTACAATTCCAATTCCTCTTGCATTCTCTGTTGAATGATTTTGTATATTAAAAAAGTAATCTAGCGTTAATGCAATGGCTTTATATCTGTAACCATATTCTTCATGCAAGTTTTTTATTTGTTTTAGTATTAAGCCTGTTGGTTTTTCTATATCAAATAGCTCTAATATAAAATCAATCAGTTCTTTTCTCTCTTGTTTATCTCTCTCTTTGATTATGTCCTCTTCGGTTTTGTTTTCTTCAATTTCGATCAAATGTTCTTCTAAGCACTCTTCATGCCAGTATCTTCGACCTTTTTTAATCATACCGTCTTTGTTATCTTCTTCTTTACAATGAGGACACTTAACTAGTCTAGCCATAAGCATTCCACTTCCTCGTTTAAAAGTAGTCCAGTAACTCTAAAGCTACTGGACTTCATAATTACATCACTTATTTCTATAAATTTTCGTTTAATTCATCAATCAAGATAGATACTGCTTCAACTTGACGTTCTTTCAAGTCAGCTACTTTAACATCTACACCGAATGTATCTTCCATAGCTTGTGTAAATTCTTCTAATCTATCTGCTTTCAGATAAGTTTTTCCTAATTCTGTTAATTTTTCTTTTAATTCTCCAAAGTCTAATTCTTCAGATTTAGTATTCTCAACGAACTCATCATATGAAACTGTTGTTCCACCTTGTTGTTCTTCACGTTCAATACCTTTAATAACTGCTTTTTCTAAGTTCTCAGCAGTGAATGGTTCAATTTTGTTAGGCATTAAGTCAAATCTAGAACGTGCGAAGAATTCTTCTGTTTCACGAACATATCCAGTAGATAAAACAACATTTCCATCTTCATCAACGCCATTAGACTTGATATAAACTGTTATATCAACTAAGTCTCTTACAATACCCATTGAACGACTATCACCAGCCGGAATAATTTGATCAGTATTCTTATCTACTGAAGTGTGACCAATGAAAACCACTGTATATCCACAAGAAGTTAATTTATCAATTTCTAACCAGAATTCTTCTTTGTAGTTTGACCATAAGCCGAAACCACCATTACCACTTGCAATATCCTTCGCACCATGTGCATTTGCTACATATTTCTGACAGTACATAGAAGCAATATCTACTGTATCGAAAATGATTGTATCGTATAACTCACGGGCTTTATCTTTATCTTTACCTGTAAATTGTTTGTTTAATTTTTTGAAGTCTGACCATTTTGTAATATAGTTAAAAGGAATACCAGAAATTGCGTTCAAACCTTTTTCAAAACCTAAGTAGAATGGTTTACTTAATTTTGTAGCGTTCAAAGTCTTACCTACCGAGTTTGATCCATATAATAAAATCGTTTTTCCTTCTAAACCTTTTGGTACTACTGATAATGTTGGACTAAAAATATCTAATGACATATGTATATCTCTCCTATTGTGTTTTTTATTGGTATTACTAGGGAGAATTGCTCTCCCCAGTTTTTATATTATGTATGTTATTTCTAGATAAAACTGTGATTTTATTCGATGATTAGAGATGATTAAAATGGTAAATCGTCATCATCAATTTCGATTGTTGGTTTAGCAGCTTTAGGTTTGCTAGTTGCTACACCTTTTTTAACTTCTGTTTTCTTAGTTCCATTAGTAGAAGCTTCTACTTCTGTTTTCTTATCTTCGTATTTTTTGTTTGCTTCTTTAATTTCTTCTTCAGTGATGTATTTTGGATCATCCTCATCTTCAATTGGAATAATACCTTCAACTAATAACTTACGTTCTACTTCACGTCTAGTATCAACAATTGCTTTACCGATACCAGCTGATGATGAGCGTTCTACTTGTTCAACGATGAATTTATTAATAATTAATCCTTGTAAGATAAGTGATTGACCTAATTCAACTTCATCTTCGATCCATTCAGCTACGCCATACTCATCATTAGCAGTGAATTCAAATGGATGTGCTTGTCCTCTATAATCAATTGTTGCTGCTTTGAATGTTACTTCATCAGTTTCTTCTTCATTCTTAATAACACGTTGTCCTTTTGAAATTAAGTAAGTTTGTAATGTGAATTCTGCACCAAATTGAGCATTTTCAACATCTTTTACACGATTAACAAAACGAGCTTCAATTTGATTAGTTTCAACAACTTTTTCTGCTTTATTTTTATACATATTAATAGACATTGATCCATTTACGTTAACAACTGTTGCTTCTGCGTCTTCTCCAGCTTTATTTTCTGAAATGTCTTCAATTGATACATATTCTTTTTGCATTGTTTCAATTGCAGAATAACTTTTATTTTCAGTTTTAACACCATCACGCTCAAAATGTTTAACTGCCATCATTTTAGCTGTGTGTGTTTCACCTTTACCAGTTTCAATTCTTAATGTAGCAATTTTCATTGGGACTTTTTTAGCTGTTACTAAATCTGTTACCTCTAATGATTTTAATGTTCCTGTCACGCTTACTTTGTTTTCGAATTGTTTTTTAGTTTCTGCCATAATTAAATCTCTCCTAGTACATTTTATTATTATATTTTATTTCTTATAAGTTAGATAAATATTTTTGTTCTTCAGCTTCTAATTCTTCAGGTGATACTGCGTTAAAATCTTCGTCTGAGCCAGATCTCGGAGCCTTATAATACTCATTTGAACCATTATACTCTTCATCGGTATATTCAAACTCTACTCCAGTTCCTTCAACCTTATCAGGTATCTCAAGCTCTTCGATTTCTGGATAATCGTAATTATCATAATCTGTTTGACTTACATTTAATAAGCCATCAAATACTCTATCAACTACAATTGCTTCATCATCTCCATGTTCAACAATCGCATGACCTGTACTCATGAACGCATTAATAATAATCGCATAATCTTGATCGTCAAGTCCATATAAATTGTCTCCATCACATGTTACAGCATTTGCAGTAAATACTACGTTACCATGTGCTAAATAATTTTCATTAATAAGTATATTAGGTAAATTCCTTTGAGCTTTCAATGGAATTTTAACTAATTCGTCTTGTTCGGTATAAAAGTCTCCTCTTGGTTCATTAAACCAAACAAAGTAATCTCCTATTTGCTCAACCATCACTACATCTCCAACTTGAGAGCGGATAAAAGTTTCTTTATCATTTATTTTATTCAAGTCGTAATCAATAACGGTTTTATCTGAGTCGCCAGATTTAGCGTCTCCTCTGGGTTTTACAACAATAAATTTCATGATTTCAATTTTCCTCCTTATGTTGCTGGTGTAAATACATCGAAGTAATCATAAGTCTGAAAAATTCCGTTTAATTCTTTAAATTTTTTAATATATGTATCTACTGGGTTTGTGATCGTTGATACTTCTCCATTAGCTGCAATAATCTTATCGTAATATCCGATAACTTCTGCATATTTACTAATCTTAGATGAGATTTCAGTATCAAATTCATTTTCAATTGTTGATGGCTCTGCTTCTTCTACTGTTGGTTCAGTATCAAGTACCTCTTGCTCTCCATCGACAATAACTTCCTCATCGTAACCATCTCCGATTAACTCATCATTAATATCTGAGTCATTCACAGTGCTTATATAAGACGGTTCTGAATGAATTAGTTCTTGTTCAATCATTCGTGATAAATCACTAAATGCTGTTTTTCTCAAGAACATTACTAAATCTAACACTCTTCCATTCATACTACCAAAATCGGTTTGAACCGACACATAACTTGTCTTTAAGTCCATATAAGTTTTCCTTTCCTAATGATATTGTAAACCTAAATCAGTTTTGTATTCTTTGTTACTATAAACCTTAGCGTCACTAACATTCAAATCATATTCGATCACTGAAGTTCGTTCACTAGGATCACTCATTTGATACACTTTAATATGTTTCTTCATGAGTTGAAAAATACTTTCCATAGCTTCGTCTTCAATTTTCGTCCAATCTCTTTCAGTTAGCTTACCAAAGGGTTTGTCTCTAGTAACTCGAACACTGTAATTTGCCATAAGCAACCTCTCTTTATTATATTTTATTTTTTCATGATCGCTCATGATTTCAAATTACAATAATTATTGTAACATCAAATCAGGAGCGTGTCAACAACCTTATTATATTTTATTTTTTATGTATTCCCTATATTGATTTATAGGGTTTCAATCTACATTTATAACTCTTTAAAAGTTACATTGTAGTTGAGTAATAATGCGTCTTTATGTTTCTTAGCTAGTGCTTTATAAGTATACATAGGAGAATATGCATGGACAGATAATTGATATCTATCAACAACATATTTCATATCTTCAATACTAACTTGATTGTTTTGATCAGCCATCTCACTTAAATAATAAATAATACCAGAATTCATCATAGTTAATACCGAAGATATTTCTCCATCAGTTATTTCTTTTAATAAATTCATTTTTCTATAAACATATTGCTTATCCACTTTTGCGTCATCATATTTAGTTGTCGCAACATTTCTGAACACATAATCTCCATCTAAAATTACTCTATGGCTTGTTCTTGATGTACTTTCACCGTTTTTAAGATAATAATCTTCTTGCATATATGCTCTCTCTAAAGCCTTGATTAAAGTGGCAGATACATCCAATGTTCTAGTTGATATACTTTGATCGCTATTTATACTTCTTAGTTCGATTTCATAAGTATTATTAGGTTTTGGTTTGTTTTTTGCTTTTTTAACATCTTGAATTTTTAAATTACTAATTTCACTATAAGTATTTCCATTTAGTCCTTCAAATAAAGCTAAATATAGAGCATAATCACATTCGTTTGCTACATTTTTTAAAGAGATATCAAAGTTATCTTTAGAAAAGTATTTTAATTTATGTTTAGCTAAATAATTATCAAGCTGACTATACATAAACGTATTATATAGATTTATATTGCTAGACTTTTTACCTGTTTTAATCGCATAGTCACAATATCTTCTTGCTTGGTTAAGGTATGTAACTAAGGTATTTCTCTGTGCAGTATTAATACTAAATAACAAAATTTGAATTTCATTATCTGTAAAATTATATAAATCTTTATTTAATTGTTCTTCTAATTGTTTACTTCTCCTAAAAAGTGATCGGAAGTTCGCCCTGTTTTCCTCACTAATAGTTGATAAGAACTCATCTTTAAAAAATTGATTGTAGTAATTCATACTCTTTCCCCCTATGTCTCCTTGCACAATTCTAATACTTTAGAATACGTTTCTTCCTTGACCAACTTTTCCTTTGTGTTTTGTAAAGTGAAATTGAAATCATTATTTTTAAGGTATTCTTCCAATTTATCCAATAAATGAAGATATTCATCAACATCATTGTTGTATTTTTCTTTAAACAATTTAATAAATGCGTATACATAATATTGAGATTTCAAAGTGTTTGAGTATTGTTTTAACTCGTTAACTCTTGAAAGTATTTTGCTAAGTTTCTCAGCAAGAATAACTTCTTCTTTTCTACTATTTAAAGTATACATATCATCTATAATATTAGTAAGATTATTGAAAGTTATCAATGATTTATCATTTTTTAATCTTGATCCTGTATAAATTAAATAACTAAATTCATGATCCGAATTTTTAATTGCTTTTACTACTTTTGAAGCTCGATTTTCTAATTGCATTTCACTTATTCTATTTTTAGACCACGCAGTTGCTTTTGAATGTTGAGCTTGCCATTTGATTGCTTCAGAAGTGGTGAAGTTACTAAATACTACGTTGAATTCAAATTCGATCATAGGGTTTTCACGTAATGCTCTTTGAACTGCTAAAAGTCTGTGGAAACCATCTAATACATCTATTCTTGTATCTTCAGTGACTATTAATGTGTACGTTGAGTTATCGTAAATCAATTCATCACCTACACTACTAGTCGTTGGAGCAGCGTTTAAATAGATTGTACTTTCTTTAAGACTATCATTTAATAAATGGTTTACCATTTCTCTAACATTTCTCTCGTTGATATTAGGTGTTTTTATTATTTCACCAGTTCGTATTTCCAATTTTGCTTCTCTTTGAATATCAAAATTATAATTAATAATACCACTATTCATGAATGCTCCCAGCTCTTTTACCGACATTTTCGTACTGTAAACGTCATTTACTGGTAGAGTTGGTGTAAATTCATAAGGTAAAGTAACTTCATCAGCTTTGTTATACGCTAAAAAATCGTATTGTTTGGCTTCTTGTTGTTCTCCTTTTGGTATATAATCTTCAAGCATTTCTTCTCTTCCGAGAACTTTAAAAGCTTCCATAATATACAAAGTAATCAATCTTAAATCAGTTGTATCAAAGAAGTTTCTATCCAAGTCTCTTGAAGTAAATGAATAAGTTAGCCCTTTTGGAATTTTATAATTATTTTCCATATTTGTAGCAATTTTCTCGATTGCTGTATCGTCTTTTTGGTTTCTTAATTCTGAAACAATATTGATCAATACATCTTCTTTATTCATCATTTTCCTCCTTACTAAATTTCTATTTTCATTTTTTTATATTTCATTTTTTAGATTTTTGTTTTTTAGATTTTTGTTTTTTAGATATTCATTTTTTGGTTTCTATTTTTCGCATTCTTTATTTTATGTTTCAAAAGAATACCTACAATTTTTATATGTTTTCTCTTACACGTATTATATCATATTACTGTTTTAGAAGTCAAGTCCAGACTCCTGTGTAAAATGCTATACAATGTTTTTACCATTTCTACTTATCAAAA